ATAGTTAGCTTCAGCAGCACCAGAAGATGCAGCAACAGCTAAATCAAGAGCATTAGCTGATAAAGCACTACCGAATAATCCGTGAAGATGATAGAACAAACGTGTTGAATTTAGTTTGTTGATTGCATCTGCAAGTTGATCTCTGATATGACCCATAGGATCTTCGCCAGCAGCTAATACAGCTACATCATCAACAGCATACGCAAAACCTCTATGACAGATAGTTGCGATCTGTGTTCCTGTACCAATCTTCTGTGGTGTCAAGTAACCATTGTTGCTAGTACCCCATGTTGCAGTACCATCAATGATTTCTTCAGTTGGAGAGACAGGGTTAAATTCTGGAACTTGTATTCTTGTTCCACCTTCTCTTGAATCAAGTAGTGGGTTGCGTACAACAGCACCAGACCTGATAAATGCACTACGCTCTTTGATTGCCTCGGAAACGTATGCAGCAAAGTTATTTCTCTTAACAATGTCCGCTAGTAGGACACCGCCAGAGTAATTCTGAAACGGAGCAGCCATTCAGATTACCTATTTAAGTTTTTTGCGATCCCCTAGTCACAGACAAGGGCATTAGTCTCACAGAAACTAATTACTTTTGAGCCTCCTGCTTGAGCACGGCTGCAAGCTGAGGGTTCTGTTCTGATATTAGCATTTGTTGAGTTATATTGCCCGTTTTCCAAGGATTTACTTGACCTCCAGAAGCATTTGCGACAGGACTTGGTTTCGCACCCATTCCAGCGGCAGAACTTGGTTTGAAATGATGTTCCCAACCACTTCCAGGGTTTTTAAGAGTGCTGAGATAGGCATTAAAATCTTGCTCGACACCACCGTTTAAAATAACAACTTTACCTTCAGCGTTTCTTTTAAGGTTACTTTGCAGTAATGACAAAGTTTGTTCTGCGTTGATAGCACCTAAATTACTAATGGCAGCCAAAGCTGTTTGTCTTGTAGAAGCCGTTTCATTGGAAATTTTCATATCTTCTAAACTTTGCTTCAAGGACATATTCTCTTGTTGCATTTCTTGGTTGGTTTTATTAGCTTCTTCCCAAAGAGTTTTCCATTGACCTTGATCTTCTAATTCCTGTTTGCGTTGCTGATCCTTTTGTTTGTAAACGTCATCAAGTTTTGTTTTTATGCCTTTAAATTTTTCTTCTGCTTCAGCAGCTTCTTTACGAGCAGCAGCTAATTTTGCTTCGTATTCTGCTTTTACAGAATCAAGATTTGGTGCTTGTGGTTGTGAAGGAGTGTCAGTCACAGACTGTTCAGCGTTAGTCACAGACTCAGGCTGAATTACTTTTTCTTCTATTGCCATTGATTACTCAGATAGTGCACTTGTGGACTTTTTCTTTGAAGCCTTCTTTTTTGGCTCCTCAGTAACTTCAGTTGTTACTTCGGGTTCTGGCTGAAACTCAACCATTTCCCACTTATATGATCCATCGGATTGAAGGACCCTATCTAAAGATTTTGCCATTAGATTTTTGTGTACTTATCTACTATTCTAACAGATTATTCGGATTTGACCTCATTAGCTGAAGGCAGTACCTCTCCCTGGACCAAAATATCTCTGAACTCCTCTCTATCAATGACTTGTTGATCGAATAAAGATGTTAAGGCTGTAATATCTTGTCCAATTAGCCTTTCAATATCAAAGTCTCTACTAATCTTTACTTCTGGTGGTTCAATGCCTACATATTGGGCTGAGAAATTAAAGGCTTTTTGAAGTTTTTGCTCAAGTTCCATCGAAACCATTGCGAGCATAGAATTGGTGTCTACACGATCTAACCTACGGGCATCTGCTGATTCTGCGACAAACTTCTGTTGTGATAATGTACTAATTCCGAGAGTAGCCATCTGCATTTGTAGCTCTTTTATTTCTGCTGATTGAGCATCAAAGGCACTGGAAGCTGGTTCGACATAGTAAACTTTGTTGCCTGGCTGAGTTGCCATTGCGTAGTTTACACTGATAGCAAGGTCTTTAGTCTGATCGTCATAACCTTCCATTACAAGCATTGGTTGAGATGCAACGTGCAAACTATGAATTAGATCAGCTTGTCTTTGAAAATGTGCAATATTTAAATATGCGATATCCAATAGAGGTGGTTTACTTACTAAATTTTCAGTTTTGCCAGAATAAATTGTAACTAAAGGTATTTCTCCAAGGGAAAACTCGCCAGATTCAACTTCTGTATATTCTTCGCCTGTGGTTTGTGCATCAAACTCGCCAGCATAGGAGTTGTCGTTAAGATCATACATTTCGTCAATCTGATCTGTCTTGCGAAATACTCTGTAATTCCCCGGCTCAATAACTCTTATCTGCTCAAATACCTGTTCACCAAAGTCTCCATCGGGTACTACTGCTCTTTCTGCTAGTCTCACCTGTATCAAGTTTCCGTAATTAGATTCTCTATCTAATCGCCAGCCGTAAAGATTGTTTGGGTCTACTTCGATCCAGTAAGGTCTGCGGTTTTGTTGACGTTCTTCTGCGAGACTTACTGCTCCCGATGGTGCAGGATAGTCTACAAGTATATGACTCTGACCGTATGTGAGAGAACACATAAGTACTCTTCTTGCATATTCGTCTAAGTCTGAACCACAGCCATCTACATCCATCTTGAACATTTCTGTCCAATAAGGATCGCCTGTTAGTGTTATTGGTTTTCTTAATACAAGACCTGTAGCTGCCCTGATTAATCTTTGAGTAAAAGGAGAGAATACAGCACGATTTACTCTTGCCATATATGCTGTGTAATCTTCCCTAGGTTCTAGGGGTAAAAATGCTTCGCTGTTTTCTCGTAAATATTCTGTTCCCTCGGTAACTGCCTTCATTATCTCCCAACCCTTCATCATGTCCAATACTGCTCTTGTACGAGTGAAAGGACTGTCCGTGCCACCTAAAGTTGTGGAGGTAATTATTTTTGTTCTGATCTGACCTGGGATTGCGTAAGTCATAAGTTACCACTTGGTTTTGTTGGCCCAAAAAGCTGCTGACATTTTGCCTTTAGCTATATTTTTAGCATGACGGGCTTTGAAAGACCTTCGCCTTGCTTTATCTTTTTCGGTTTGGGGATTTTTCCCTGCACCAGATACGCCTTGTTGACCGTAACGTATTAACTTTATTTTATCGCCTTCTTTCGCTAAAACCACATGAGATTTAGTGGGGTGATTAGGAGTTCTCTTAGGTTTGTTGTACCCTGCAAGACCGAATCTTTTTAATCGGGGATCTCTTTCGCTCACTTTCCTACCTTTGCCTGTGCCTTTTTATGGGCTTGTGTAAAAGTATCTCCTGCTCTCATTCGCCTTTTCATAAACTCCATGTGCTTTACACTATGATGCTCAGAGTGTTTTTCAAGGAGATTCTTTTGGCGAGTGGTAAGTTTCACTTCTTTTTTCTCTTTTTAGTTTTGGATCTTAACTTTTTTAAGTCGGCAGCAGTAATCTTATCCCTCGGTGGGGCAACAGCAGCTAATTTGCGTTGCTTCGCTGAATAAGATCCTTTAGGCATTAGGCAGCGTTAGTAATAGCACCAGATGTGATAAAGCTAACTGAAACAGTTGAAAGATCGCCAACAGTTGAGGATAAACTTGTTCCTGTAACAATTCCAGAAAAACTTACTTTTTTAGTGCCAGAAGTATCTAAAAATAATTCAAATTGTGCATCGCCAGCATCTTCTGTTGTTAAAACATCAGCTAATAAGTTTGCAGTTTCATTACCACTTGCTGCTGTATATAGAAAATCAACAGTACCAGAACCAGAAATTAGACTACCAACAAAACTTCTTGATGTAGCACCATGAGCAGTAACATCTAGAGTATCTTTTGTTGTATCTAAAGTCCAACCTGTAGTTGAAACTACTGCCTCAGTAGTACCAGAAGCGTTCTTAAAGTTAACAGAACCTTCCTCTCCACGAAAAAATGCCATTGTCCAAAGAAAAAAGAGTATTTATAGATAGTTTAACTTGTTGTTGACTTTTTTACAGTACCTTTCGTGTTATTTAGCATATATTGTTGGCATCTGTTATCCCATAGAGCAGGATTACGCTTGCCCTTAACTGCTTCGATAGCATCCAACATTTCTTCAGTAATTTCTGTCATTTTTTCTTGGATTTCTTTTTAAGTATATCAGCATCAGCCTTTCTTGCCCCTCCCCTGCCACTAATGAAACTATTTACTCTGCCCATTGCCCACGCAGCCATAGATACATTTCTTGAACCAGACGATAAATATGCTCCCTGACCTCTTCGATAAACCTGGGCAAGTTGACCATAGGTAAATCTTGTTTTCTTGGCCTTTTCCTTAAGATTTTTTTCTACGGCCTGACTTAGAGGTTTTCTTTTTCTTGTCTGTTTCATCTTGTTGAGAACGTAATTTGGAAATGGCTTGTATATCAATATACTGACCTTTTTTGTACTTTTCGGCTGTATCTTTTATTTCTTTTGCCTTTGCACTACGATTTCGAGCACCTGTAAGGTATTTACTAGGCACTCCCGTCTTTTTGTCTCGTCTTACCCGTCTAAACTGTCTCACTTTTTCTTGGTTTTTTTCTTCTTTTTCTTTTTCATTGTTGAGTGATACATGATAAAAAAGTAAACTCTTAGTATATTCTAAACGAAGTCTGGCCTAATGTCTCTGGTTTGACAAGGTTGAATTGCTGCAAACATAAATACCCGAAAGCATCAAACGCATGATCTACTCCCAGGTTTTTGTTTGGTAGCCCTGTATTTGGGGCATAAGTCAGAGTTCTAAGTGCTTTTATTAATTCTTTACATCGTGGGTGGATAAATGTTCTACGATTTCCATTTGCATCGTACAAAGCTGTGTTGACTGATGTAATTTTATCCCTGATCTTCCAAGGGGATTTCGGACTCATAACTGTAAATCCACTCCTCCTCAGAATATTATGGTCCGTAACTCCAACTCCACTTGTTTTTCTAGCACTACCTGTGGGGTCTGGACACGCAATAATTCTTCTATCTACCCCGTACCTCCTAATAACTTCCTCCGCAAAATCCCAAGTTGTCGCTCCACCCGTCAACATGATCTCATCAAACACATAAAGGCAGTCATTATGCTTGACCGCACAAATCCCTGCCATAGGGTCAACGTTAAAATCCAATCCCAAAATTAAAGGCAACATTTGTAAATCCTGTACTTCACTACTGATATTCTCGTCATTAAAACTGACCGCTACCAATCCAGTAAGGTTCTCAAAACTTGCCTCGAACTCCTGCTTGAATGTTCTGCTATCTAATTGAGCCTTGGCTGCCTCGACTTCCTCAACTGGAACGTTGCCCCCGTCTACTGTGGTAAAACTCCATCTCCTCCAATCCCCACTCATATCTTCTGGAACGTAACACCATAAATCGTAAAACCAGCTTGCCGTGCCATCGGGTGTGGAAATAAATAACGCCCACCCCTGTTTATCTGCTAGTGCTGGTCGAATAACTTGAAACCATACGTCTGAATCCATGAAGGCTGCTTCGTCTAAAACAACACCAGCTAAACTTCTACCTCTTAACGTGGTTGCGTTTTCTGTTCCCTTCAACTCGATAAGTGAGCCATTTATTAGCTCAATTTTTAAATCTGTCTCGTTTTTGGATTTTATCCATTCTCTTGGTACGAGTTTCTTTAGTTCTTTCCAAGCAATGTCCTTTGCCATGCGATATGTAGGGGCACAATAGAAATATGTCTCGCCTGGTCGTTTTATTGCAGCGTTTACAAGTTCAATACACGATAAATATGATTTTCCGAATCTTCTGCCAGCCACCAGTACCCTAAATCTGTTTTTTGCATTGAACACCTCCCCCTGTGCCCATCTTAATGTTAAGTTTTCTCGTGTTTTTACACTCATGTACTACAGATTAACCTTAATTTTGATGGATTTGCTAGTTTTTATCGACTAATTTGCTATTTTAAGGTTATTATTCAATTAATAACATAAGTTTCAGTCCGTGACAGAAGCAATCCTACAGAATTTTGACGATAGATCCGTTCCAAAGAAAAGAAATCCAGGGAGATCCCCTGATATGGTTATAGAACAGAGAAGGCAAAGGCTTTATAAAAGACAGTTAGATGGCCTACCAACTAGACATCTTGTTTTGGAACATTCTTCTAGAGAGGGGGTTTGTGTGAAAACTGCATGGAATGATTGGAAAGAGGTTTCAAAGTGGAATGAAGAAGATTGGCAAAAAGATAGAGAAAATATGATCGCTAGGCTTCAAGCTATGAGAGTTAGACTTTTTGATAAGGCTTGCAAAAAAGGTCAGTTCCAAACTGCTGCCCAAATATTAGACTCTCTAGGTAAAGTAGTAGGGG